GCCACCCCCCCATATAAGTAAACCTCTCATAGCAAGACCAAAAAAACCAACGTGTAAAGTTTCAGACTTTTGGTTGACAAACCTTTGATTTTCCTTAATGATTGCCGATATGGACACACTTCCATTAAAACACACGAAATGGTCAGACCGTTTAGCATTTGATGTAGCTCTTATGTTAGAAGGCAGCGGTGAATCTTTAGATGAGGTTCGCACACGCCACAACATATCTGCAGATGACATAATAATTTTCAACAAAGATAAAGTATTCTTAAAGAAAGTAGAGTCATACAGAACTGAGATCAAAGAAAAAGGAATGACCTTTAAGCTTAAAGCTCGTGCACAAGCAGAGGAGTTACTTACGACTAGTTGGACATTAATTCATAGTCCAGAGACTTCGGCTGCGGTGAAAGCAGATCTAATTAAATCTACAGTTAAGTGGGGTGGATTAGAAACATCTAACAAAGAACAGGAGGAAACAAGTGGCGGAGTCAAAATTACGATTAATCTCGGGGGGCAAGAGCATACCACAAGGGTCATCGATGCTGGAGAAAGCACAGAGGAATCTCAACTTATCGAAAGTAATCCATAGATTTACAGAAACGTATAAGGGGCAGCCCGTAGCTATTGTCAATACTTTAGACGAATTTAATGAACTGACTGGATCACTATATGATTTGGGATTATCTTACAACGCTAAGATAGATAGGTCTAAGAAGCATCCAATAAAATATTGTGTTACGCTGTTAGTTAATTATCAACAAATAGACAAAACGGTATAGTTATGGAAATAGATTATACACCAACTAAAGTATGTAAAGAGTTTATGATGTCTGACAGTAAGATGCGTGTATTGATGGGACCTGTAGGTTCTGGTAAATCAGTAGCATCTTGTTTTGAGGTAGTCAGACGAGCATCTATGCAAAAGCCTAACAAGCAAGGTATAAGAAGATCAAGGGTGGCTATAGTTCGTGAGACTGCAAGACAGCTTCAAGATACAACAATTAAAACATTTCATGATTGGTTTCCACCGGGTGTGTGTGGTAATTACATGAGAACAACTAAGACATATTTTTTAAAAGTAGGGGATGTAGAATGCGAGATAATGTTCAGAGCACTTGATGATTCGGATGACGTTGCTAACCTGAACTCATTAGAATTAACGTTTGCATGGTTTAACGAGTGTCGGGATATTAACCCAGATATCGTAGATGCTATGTCAAAACGTATTGGTCGTTTCCCATCAGCAAAAGATGGAGGACCTACATGGTTCGGGATGTGGGGGGACACTAACCCTCCCACTATGGATACGTGGTGGTATTATCAAATGGAACATCTTGACTCTACGGATGGAGTTAGTCCGAATGATAATGGGTGGGACGTATTCAAGCAGCCATCAGGTAGAAGTCAAGATGCAGAAAACATTGAGAATCTACCTGAAGGATACTACGACACTCAAGGTAGATCAGATGAATATATCCGTGTATACATTGATGGTGAATATGGACTAAGTACTGCAGGTCAGCCTGTATATAAATACTTTAGGCCTGACTACCACATGGCAGATCAAACTTTACAGCCAATTATAAATGGTGTGAGGCCTATTATTATTGGTATGGATTTAGGATTAACGCCTGCAGCTGTTATAGGACAGCAAGATCCAAGAGGTAGAATATTAATATTAGACGAAGCTGTAAGCTTTGACATGGGTATACAACGATTTGTACGTACCGTTTTAAAACCACTGATTACAGAAAGGTTTTCAGCAGCACCGATATTAGTTATATCAGATCCTGCAGGTATACAACGAGCTCAGACTGATGAGCGTTCAGCTGTAGATATTATAAAAGCTGAAGGTTTTAGAGTTATGCCAGCTAAAACAAATAATGTATCAGCTAGACTATCAGCTGTAGATGATTTTCTTATGCGTCAAGTAGATGGAGACTCAGCATTTCTTGTAGATCCTAGGTGTACAAGACTAAAAGCAGCAATGATGGGTGGGTATAGGTTCCATAAGAAGAACGGAAACATAGAAAAAAATAAACATTCACACGTAGCTGAAGCCCTGCAATACTTAATGTTGCATATAAATAGCACTGCAGATGGATTAATTACACAGAAAAGAGAGATAAAACCTGTTGCAGCAGGTGGTTGGACTTGATATGCTAATAGTAGCTTTCATATTTGCGACTATAGTTATATGACTTTTCCTCTCACTTATAACTATCTTTCACTGCTCCTGCTAGCTTTACTCCCTAGCAGGAGATCTATTTTGTTGGATAAAGGTAAAATTAAGTATATACTCTGAAATAATTGGAGGTAACTATGCCAGGATATAAAAATTATACAATTAAGAAATACGAGAAGGGTGGCCTCGTAGAAACTAAATCTTATAAAGATGGTAAGACTGTGTTAACAAAAGAAGACATTAGAGATTTATCCATAAAACAATCTTTCTATGAAGATGAACCTGAATTCAAAAAAGCTAGAGATGAAGCAGAGAAAAAATTTATTAAAGAAAGAGACAGCGGAGCTTACGACTTTAGAAAAAAAGTAAAGCCAAAATAAAATATGGTATTACAAGTAATCGATAACGAAGAGCTAACTCGAAGAGAGAAAGAAGCTACTAAGAAAGCTTTAGAAGAAAGGCAAAACGAACCTCTAATTTTAGGGCTTGCTTCTCATTTACGTAAATGCTGGGACGCAGCACGTCAAGCTAAAAAACCTATAGAAAATATTATGCTCAAAGGTCTTCGCCAAAGAAACGGACAGTACGAAGCAGATAAACTTAACCAGATAAAACAACAAGGCGGCTCTGATATTTACATGATGATTACTGAAGTCAAGTGTAGAGCAGCTGAAAGTTGGCTTCGTGATATATTACTAGAGACAGGAACACCCCCATGGGATTTGCAGTCTACACCAATACCCGAATTAGAACCTAGTCAACTAGCAGAGATAGAAAGATCATTTGCTGCAGACGTTGTAACGATTGTAGAAAGAGAAGGGCAAGCACCAGATCCAGCTAGAATGGCAGAGCTTAAAGAAATGATAGCTCAAGAATATAGATTTAAATTATTGCAGGCCGCTGACAATAGAGCTCGTGGAATGAAAACTAAAATCTCTGACCAGTTTGCACAAGGTGGTTGGGGCGAATCATTCAATGACTTTATTACAGACTTAGTAACTTACCCTTGTGCTTTTATTAAAGGGCCTATTGTTCGTAGGCAAAGGAAATTAAGTTACGCAAAAGATGAAATGGGTAATACCACAGTAGAAGCTGATGAAATTATAGCACCAGAGTTTGAACGTGTAGACCCATTTAGAATGTACCCAGAGCCCGGAGTTACTAACATTAATGATGGATACTTATTTGAGCATCATCCATTAAGTCGTACAGAGTTAGCAGATCTAATAGGTGTGCCAGGTTACGATGATGATGCAATCAGAGAAGTACTAGATTATGGTAATGGTGATTCATGGATATCAGAAGATGTAGAACTAGCTAAAGATGAAGAAGAAAGAAAGTTCCACGCATTTGATAGACCTACAGAAATATATGATGCTGTAGAATTTTGGGGTAAGGTAAGCGGTAAAATGCTTGTAGAGTGGGGGCTAACTGAAGAAGAAGTACCTGATGAAGCTCGTGAGTATGATGCAAACGTATGGATGGTAGGTAATTATGTTATCAAAGCTGTACTAAACTATGACCCACTAGGTGAAAAACCATATGCTAAGACATCATTTATCAAGCACCCAGGAGCTTTCTGGGGTAAAGGCATACCAGAAATTATAGAAGATTTACAAGGTGTATGTAATGCAGCAGCTCGTGCATTAGTTAACAACATGGGTATATCAAGTGGGCCACAGGTTGAAGTTAATCTAGAAAGGATTCCACCTAACGAAGATATTACACAGATGCACCCATGGAAAATATGGCAGGTAACAAACGATCCACTAGGGTCAAGTTCTCCTGCAGTTAGATTTAATCAGCCAGCTGATAATGCAAATACACTAATGAGTGTATATGAAAGATTTAGTAAACTAGCTGACGATCATTCAGGTATACCATCGTATGTATATGGTGATTTGAATGTAAAAGGTGCTGGTCGTACAGCATCAGGACTATCTATGCTGATGGGATCAGCAGGTAAAGGTATACGTCAAGTAGTTATGCATATAGATTCTGATGTTATAAAACCTGTTGTACACAGACAGTTTGTGTATAATATGCGATATGATGAAGACGAATCCATTAAAGGAGACGTAGAGATTCTGCCAAAAGGTGCAGTTAATCTCGCAGTTAAAGAAACTGTTAATCTTCGTAGAATTGAATTCCTTAATGCAACCGCCAACCCAGTTGATATGGAAATTGTTGGTAAGGAAGGTCGCTCCTCTATTCTTAGAGAAGTGGCTAAAAGTTTGCAAATGCCTGTGGATGAAATTATTCCAACTAGGGAGAAAGGACGATACCAGGAAAGGATGGCAGCACAGTTTGGAGCGACACAGTCGCAACAAGCTCCAACACCAACCCAACCAGATGGTTCCCCAAAAGGTGGAATGGCAGCAAACACAGTTAGTAACCGTAACACTGGAGGTCAATCTTGATTAGACCAGAACCAGACGTTATTAAGGCTTTAGCTATTATGGCACGCCAACACCCTCAAACACTGGAATGGTTAGAGGGATGGTTAAACCATGAGTTGAAGCAGCTACCTAATGTTACTCAAAACGTGTCACTTGCACAGGGGCGGTGTCAAGTTTTGAAAGAGATATATACAGTAATAAAAGAGTCCCCTGATAATGCAGCAAAGTCATGACGACAGCTGTTAGTTAACGCATACCGTTAGGAGCGAAACATTATGGCAATACCAAAGCAAGTTCAAAAGCAATCTGAGGATGTACAAGCATTGTATAAAGAACTCAACAATGAAACAGCAGAATCTAATGCTGGTTTGGAATCAGGAGAAAAAGAGCCTGAAGAAAAACAAGCTGAGGCTTTTACTGAAGTAGTAGCTGAGTCGCAGGCCGACAGTGTCGAAGAGCAAGCAACTGAGTCTGTAGCTGAAGAGCACAGCGAAACAGACAAAGAAGAAAAAAAGGAAACATGGGAACAAAAGTATAGAACGTTACAGGGCATGTATAATAAAGAAGTTCCAAGCTTAAATGCACAGAACAGAGAATTAAACAGTCGTGTATCCCAGTTAGAATCTTTACTAAGCGAGATGAATAAAGTAGAAAAGCCAGTTGAAAAAGAAGTAACAGTTGAAAAATTAATTACTGATGCTGAAATGGAAGACTATGGTGATTCTATTGAAATCATGCGTAAAGCAGCTAAAGAAGAAATAGCGGGACAATTGGGTCGTGTTAAACAGCTGGAAGCAGAAATAGCAGCGTTGAAAGGTGTTGTACCACAAGTACAGCAAGTTCAACAGCAACAAAAAACTAATTCTGAAAAACAGTTTTGGGATACTTTAAACCATCAAATACCTAATTGGAATGAGACTAATAGCAATCCAGATTTTCAATCTTGGCTTTTAGAGGTAGATCCACTAACAGGTATTAACCGCCAGACACATTTAGAAGACGCACAGCGTAAACTAGATGTTGGTAGAGTTATAAATTTCTTTAGAACTTTTGAAGGTGTAAGTGGTATTGGTAATAGTGCTCGTGAGAAAAATGCTACGCAATCTGCTGAATTACAAAAGCAAGTTGCTCCGGGACGAGGACGTGCTGGACAACCTGTAACTAATGATGCTAAAACTTATTCACCTAAAGACATCGAAAAATTTTTTAAAGATGTTAGAACAGGTAAGTATAAGGGAAGAGATGATGAGCGTGGCAGAATGGAACGTGACATTTTCGCTGCACAGCGAGAAGGTCGCATAGTTAATTAATAGTAAAAGGAGGCTATTATGGCTTTTGCAACATCATCAGGTCATCCTAATTATACAGGTAATTTTATACCTGAAATATGGTCTGGTAAATTAATTGAGAATTTCTATGATGCAACTGTATTATCAGCAATCTCAAACACCGATTACGAAGGTGAAATTCGTAATATGGGAGATACGGTCAATATCCGTACAACTCCTGAAATAACAATTCAAACCTATGTTAAGGGTCAAACTCTTACAGTAGAGAATCCTGACAAAGCTAAACTACAATTGCTAATCGACAAAGGCGAATACTTCGCTTGTGTTGAAGACGATGTAGATGAAGTACAATCAGATATTGCTATGATGGATCAATGGTCTAAAGACGCTTCAGAGCGTATGAAGATTAAAATTGACCAAAGAGTATTAACTGATTTGTTACCTGACGTATCTGCAAGTAACAAAGGACAAACAGCTGGAGCAATCTCTGGTAACATTGACCTTGGTGTAGCAGGTACTCCAGAGGCACTTACCACTACAAACGTAATTGGTAAAATTGTCGATATGGGTACAGTTCTTGATGAAGCTAACTGTCCTGAAACAGGGCGTTTTCTTGTAATACCTGCAAAAATGGCTGGCTTAATCAAGCAATCAGATCTTAAAGATGCATCTATTACTGGTGATGGAAACTCACCATTAAGAAATGGTCGTCTAGGTATGATTGACAGATTTACAGTTTATGTAAGTCACAATTTATATAAGAACGGAAGTGAGTTCAGCGTAATTGGCGGACACACAATGGGGTTCACATTTGCGTCACAAATGACAAACATGGAAACAATCCGTTCAGAAACAACTTTCGGTAACATCATTCGTGGCCTTCAAGTTTACGGTTATAAAGTCGTTAAACCAGAAGCTCTTGCTACAATGATTGTAACTGTATAACCATAGGAGATAATTAGATATGGCTACTTATAACGATGGTAAAGGTTACAAACTTGGTACTGGTGCAGCACACGTTGCTAAAGGTATAAACAAAGTTTCAACCATTAGCGTGGAGCTAGACTTCGCAGCAATTACTACAGCACGAGCAGCAGCAGGGCTTACAGCTCTTGCAGCGGCTGATGTACTTGAAGTAATCAGGGTTCCTGCAAACACATACGTCACTAACGTGGCTTTGAATGTGACAACTGCTGAAGGCGGAACATTGACTGTTGATGTCGGTGATGGCGGTAACCCAGATGGATATCTTGACGGTGTTAATGCTAATGCTACAGCAGCATACCTCACTGTTGCAGGTACAGACGCTTATGAGTCTGGTAGATTTTACACAGCAGCTGATACGATTGACGTTGTTCTTAACAATGCTGCGGATGCAGCGGTTATGACTTTGACAGCCGTAATGGTTGATTGTTCAGAGTAAAATGTAACAATGGTCGGGGGGTAACTTTAACCCCCCGATTACCTAAAAGGAGAAATAAATGGCAGGAAGATGGTTAAGAAATACAAAAGATGGTGAGGTCTATGGGTGGAACCAAATACTCGCAGATAACCCATTAACTGAAGAAGTCACTGAGGAACAAGCTTTTCCAGAAAAATTTTTACCTAAAAAACAAAAAGGTAGAAAAACAAAGGTAAATTTAAAAACAGAAGTGATTCCTGAAGAGGAAAAAGCTGTTAATATAGAGTTAGCTGAAGAAGCTACAAAAGGATTAGAATTTTAAAATGATTTTAAATGATGTCATTACTGAAGTTAGAAGGCTAATACAGGATGAAAATACTCCTCAAAGGTATTCTGATACAGTACTTTTAGGGTTTGCAAACCAAGCTCTTAAACGTATTTCAGTATTGAGGCCAGACTTATTTGCATATATGGGTACAGTTACATGTACTGAAAATGAGGTATTACAATCTGCCCCTAGTGATTCTATAAGACTTATAGAAGTATTTTCTGTTGTAGGTGGTAATGGAGTAACAGAAACAAATAGAGAAATTTTAGATCAATCGTATCCACAATGGATTAACGATGCAGCAGGTGCATGTAGAAATTTTATGAGGCATGCTAGAAACCCAAACAAATTTTTTATATACCCAAAAGCTCCAGCTTCTCAGGTATTAAAAGTAGAGTACTCTCAATCTCCTCCTACTTATGATGGGACAACTACAGTAGCTTTACTACCAGATGCTTTTCTACCAGCTGTTGTAGATGGGACAGTATATCTAGCTGAGTCTATTGATAACGAGCATGTCAATTCAGGTAGAGCAGAATTATTTTTGAAATCATTTACACAAGCATTAGGAGTTTCTGCTTCTAATAGAATATTTACAGATACAGAAACTGCAGGTTTACAGCCAGTAAACAAGCAAAAGATTGAGGAGGACCTCACATAATGGCAGGAACAAGAAATTTTTCAGATATAGTAAATAGATTACTACCAAGTGTTCCAGGATGTCCGACACCTGTTGTAGAGAATTATGTTCGGGATGCTGCGATAGAAGCATGTGAACGTACTCTAGCGTGGCGGTATGAACAACCAAGAATACGTTTGACTGTGGGAGCTCACGATTATGCATATGAGTCTCCATCAGATGCTGAAGTACATGCATTTATTACAGCTACAGTAAATGATGAAATATTAGAGCCAGTAACTTTAGATAAGTTATATGAGTTATATCCTAAATGGCCTAATCAACCTACTGATAATAGGGCAAAACCTAGATATATAGCTCAGTTAGACCCCGATCATTTCTCAGTAGCACCAGTACCAGATAGTGCTGAGACTTATGATATAAGAATGATTGTATGTTTAAAACCATTGAGATCAGCAACAAGTATGGATAAAACAGTTTTAGATGAATTAGAAAATGTTATCATGCATGGAGCACTACAGCATTTGTTGGTATTACCAGATAATAGCTGGAGTGATAGAGAATTAGCTTCATATCATGCAAAACAGTTTGCATTTAAATTATCGGAGCGTAGAGCTAGAGCTAATCTTGGTGCTGGAAGAGCATCCATGAGAGTTCAAGGACAACCATTTGGGTAGTAGACTATGGCAGATGTAATTAAATTAGTAAAAGGAGATGAGTTACCACTCATACAATTGACATTAAACGATGATGTGGCTAATACTGCATTAGACTTATCAGCGGCTACTACTTCAGTATCAGTAAAGTTTAGAGCTGTAGGTGGGACATCAGTATTATCAACGATTAGCTGTGCAAAAACTAATGATGGTTCTGATGGTAAAGTACAATTTAATTTTACTAGTGGTGAATTAGATGTTGATGAAGGCTCATATGAAGGTGAAATAGTAGTTAACTTCAATGGTAATTTACACACTGTATATGACCTACTAAAGTTTAGAGTAAGAAGTAACTTCTAATGGCTAATATAAGACTTGTATCCGCTATTGCCGCAACGGCTATATCATTTAGCGTTAGTGTTAATAGTGTTAGTTCTGTAGTTAGTGATGGTAATAAGATATCAGCTACAGTAAATACTTCTAGGCTAGGTATAAAAGCTTTTGAATTAGTACCAACACGTAAGAAATTTGATTCAGTATCTATAACTGACTCCCCAGTTCTTGAAATTAGTTTGATTCCTGGAGATTCTGTTACATCTTCAGATAGCGACCCAGTATTTGATGCTCAGCTAGTTAAGTCTGATTCAGTAACAATAACTGATACACCAAATAAGATAATAAATTCTTCAGTAGATTTTGACCCAAGTGATGATGATGTTGATCCAGACCCTATAAATGTTACCGATTCTGATGCTAAAACAATAACACCTGCAGGTAAAACAGATTCAGTATCAGCCTCTGATTCACCAGCATTACAGCCAGATATACCACAATCTGACAGCGTAACGGCATCTGAATCTAATATAAAAACTATAAATACTGTCCCTACTGATTCAGTATCTGTGTCTGAGTCTGATGCAAAAACTATAAATACTGTCCCTACTGATTCAGTATCTGCATCTGAGTCTGATGCTAAAGAGTTTACGACTAGTAGGTCTGATTCAGTAACTATGTCTGAATCTTCAATTTTACAACCAAGTATAGTTAAGGCTGATAGTGTTATACCATCGGATGCTGTAAATTCTATAACTGTAGATTTAGTATCTACAGACAGTGTTTCTGCGTCTGAGAGCATAAGTACAACACTTACTCTTGGGGTTACAACACCTATGTATCCAGAACTTGTTAACATATCTGATGGTACAGTCGGGTTTATATTTACTAGAGATGAGCCTAATACAGGTATCATTGGTGGACCTGGTTATGTAGGGCAAATCATAGTTAACGATGATAAAATAACAGAAGGCGATTCATCCAACGCTGGACTTGTTGTCACATTCCATTATACTGATGTTGATGATAGTTCGTTGGGTGGACATGTATGTAATGCTACTCCACTTTCAGCTGGAGCTAATACTTAAGGAGACGGATGAATGATTAATGATTTAATTAAAGTAACAGGCGAACTTAAAATTACTGTTACTAATCCAGAAGGAAACGTAAAGCAAGAAGTTGTAGTACCTAATTTAGTTGTTACCACAGGTAAAAACTTAATTGCGTCTAGATTAAAAGATACTACAGATGCTGCTATGTCACACATGGCTATTGGTACAGATTCAACTGCGGCTGCAGCTGGCGATACTGCACTAGGTAGTGAGGCAGGGCGTGTTGCTCTTACTTCTACTACTGTAACTACAAACTCTGTTGCCTACGTAGCATCATTTGGTGCTGGTACAGGTACAGGTGCTATTACGGAAGCTGGATTATTAAATGCAAGTTCAGGTGGTACTCTATTGTGTAGAACTGTATTTTCTGTGATAAACAAAGGTGCGGCTGATACATTAGGGATTACATGGACTGTGACTGTAAGCTAAAACAAAGGGGCTTTAAATGACAATAAAGTTTACTAATAATGCTATATCTACATTAGCGTCTGGCATTACAAATTCTGATACAAGTATAACTGTTGTATCTGGTGGTGGATCAAAATTTCCATCCTTAACAGGCAGTGAATATTTTAGAGCAACTCTTATAGATGCATCAAATAATTTAGAAATTGTAAAAGTTACGGCTAGATCCGGTAATGTATTAACTGTTACTCGTGCACAAGAAAGTACGACAGCTAGAGCTTTTTCTACTGGCGACAGAATAGAACTTAGGATTACAGCACAATCTCTACTCGATGCTGCTACTACCCTTACATCATTAGCGGCTGATTTAGATTTAAACTCAAATAATATTACGGGTACAGGTGCTATATCTTGTAGTGGTGATTTGACTATTGATACATCTACATTAAAAGTAGATTCTACAAACAACAGAGTAGGTATAGGAACTGCAAGTCCTGCTAATTTATTAGAAGTAGAAAACACAGGTGGAGATGCTGGAATGAATATATCAGCAGCAAACACAGGTGTAAGTTATATAAACTTTAAAGATACAAATGACCCAGATGTAGGACAAATAGCTTACTATCACTCTGACAAT